CATTTGTGCTGGTACCGTTCACATACGACAACCGGGTGGTGGGTTGGTCGGCTAGATTTTTGGATAACAAGCAACCAAAATACATCAATCACTCACAACCAGGCTATGTGTTTGGCACAGATTTACAAAAACCCAACTGGCAACATGTGTTGGTAATGGAAGGCATATTTGATGCACTCAGCATTGACGGCCTTGCTGTGATGCATAATACAATCAGTGATGCACAGGCAAAACTAATTCGCAGTCTTGGGCGTGAAGTAACTGTAGTACCTGATCAAGACCGTGCAGGTCTAGAATTAATTGATCGTGCTGTGGAACTGGGTTGGGCAGTTAGTATACCAGACTGGCCCCAGGGCATAAAAGATGTAAACGATGCTGTGGTAAAATTTGGAAAGTTAGCAACGTTGCTAACTATAATGCAGGCCCGAGAGACCAGTAGAATTAAGATAGAACTAAGGAAGAAAAATCTTGCTAAAAGAGTATAATGTAGATGTTCAACGGTTGTTTTTAGAAATGATGTTGGAAGACGCATCAAGTTATGTGCGTGTTCAGAATATCTACAACCCTCAGAACTTTGATCGAAGTTTAAGACCAGCGGCGGAGTTTGTTAAAACGCACACCGACCAACATAAAACCATGCCTGACCGTACACAGATTTCGGCAGCCACAGGCGTAAAACTACAGGCAGTACCTGACTTGAACGAAGGGCACTTTGACTGGTTTATGCAGGAGTTTGAAAGTTTTACCAAACAAAAAGAACTTGAACGTGCTATCTTAAAATCAGCAGACTTGCTGGAAAAGGGCGAGTTTGAACCTGTGGAAAAACTAATCAAAGATGCAGTACAGATATCACTTACTAAAGACATGGGCACGGATTACTTTGCTGATCCCAAGAGTCGCATTGAGAAGTATTTTAACTCAGGCGGGCAAGTCTCAACAGGTTGGCCGCAATTAGACAGATTGTTGTACGGCGGATTCAGTCGCGGTGAACTAAACATTTTTGCCGGCGGCTCAGGTTCGGGCAAATCCTTGGTTATGATGAATATTGCGCTGAACTGGTTGCAAGCGGGACTAAGCGGTGTTTATGTTACCTTGGAACTCAGTGAAGAACTAACTAGTCTGCGCACAGATGCTATGTTAACCAACATGAGCACCAAGGATATTAGACGTGACATGGATACCACAGAACTCAAAGTCAAACTTGTAGCCAAAAAATCCGGCAACTACCAAGTCAAAGGTTTGCCAGCACAGAGCAACATCAACGATATTCGTGCATTTTTAAAAGAATATCAAATTCAAACAGGCAAACGAGTAGACTTTGTTATGATTGACTATTTGGATTTGTTGATGCCGGTTAGTGCCAAAGTCAGCCCCAATGATTTGTTTGTTAAAGACAAGTATGTTTCTGAAGAACTTCGTAATTTAGCCAAAGAGCTAGGAGTTTTAATGGTAACTGCAAGTCAGTTAAACAGATCAGCTGTGGAAGAGATTGAATTTGACCACTCACACATTTCTGGTGGTATTTCAAAAATCAACACAGCAGATAACGTGTTTGGTATTTTCACAAGCCGAGCAATGAAAGAACGTGGCAAGTACCAAATTCAGTGTATGAAGTCACGAAGCTCAACCGGCGTTGGCCAAAAAATTGACTTGGAATACAACATTGAAACCATGCGCATTACTGATGAAGGCGGAGACGAAGGAACAGGCTATAATAAGCCACAAAGCTCTATTATGGACTCCATCAAAGCTCGAAGCCAAGTCAAGGCTGCTGATGCCAGTAATCCAAGCGAACCTCCAAAATGGGAACGTCCCACAGGAACCCCTGCATGGGAACAAGGGCCTAAAGTAAGCGCAGATGTTCAAAGTGCAAAACTAAAGCAACTACTAGGTCAAATTAAATCGTCATGATGACATGTATTGATATTTTTAAAAATATAAACATTGTTGTTCAACAAAATGCATTAGCACTTTCTCCTTGTTGTATTTCTCCATCTCGTCCCGCAGAATTTATTGATTTTGAAAACAACAAGTATTTGGTTGAATTACGGCAAAAAATAAACAATGGAGAATTTCCGTTGGCTTGTAGTAGTTGCAAAAATGCTGAAGATTCCGGATCAATCAGCAGGCGGCAAGGTAGTAATGCATGGTATAAAGATCACAACCTTGACAATACTACAGTTGAATTAATAAGAATGGATTATTGGACTGGAGACACATGCAACTTGGCCTGTGTAATATGCGATCCGCGTAACAGTAGTGTTTGGAAGCAAGAGCTTGGTCTACCAGTAGAGTTACAAAAGTCCGCTGTTAATCAATTCTGGAAAACTCTTGATCTAAGTAAAATACAATTTATACATTTTAATGGTGGTGAGCCATTATTGAGTAAAGAGCATGTGAAATTTTTACATGCCATTGAGCACAAAGAGAATGTGCATTTAAATTACAACACCAACGGGACTATATTACCGAGCAAAGAGTTGTTGAATTTATGGGAACAATTCAAGTTAGTGCAACTTGATTTTAGTATAGACGACATTGGCAAAAGATTTGAGTACCAACGTTATCCTGCAAAATGGGACCAGGTAACTGATAATCTGCAATGGTACATTGATAATGCACCACATAATTGTATGTTTGCTACTAGTACTTCAGTTGGCATATTGAATCATAGCAATATTGAACAGTTAAACAAGTGGTTACAAAAAAACTTTCATACCACACGATTTACAGATCCTATAGAACATAGACAGCAATCTACTGTTGGCACGTTTGCTTTAAAAGATGCAGATAAAAGAAAGTCCAGAATAATTGCTACTCTGGACTCTATTGATCGAAGACGCGGCACCAATTGGCGTGCCACATTTCCTGAATTATTAAGTTATCGATCCTTTGATCACAGCATAGCGTAGCACCAAGGCTTCGCCCAGTGTGCCTGCGGTGATGTTGCGAACTGAAATCACAGCCGAGCCTGCTGAACAGTTGGCATCAAGGTTGTAGGCAGCACCAGTGGCCACACCTCCCACAATGTTTATCAACAGCAAATCTCTGGCTGCAATGGCAGAATTGGTCAATGTAAACTGAACTGTGGTTGCTGCAGCCAAGTTGGTGGCTGCCATGGTGATTTCGCCCGAGGGTTTGTTCAAGGTAACACCAGTGGATTTGTTACCGCCTTGTGTTACAGTGCCACCTGATCCTGTGCTGTAACCAATGGTGCCAATATCAGTGATGTAGATACCACCGGCACCGCCCACAGCAACGTTGCCTGGAAACGTTGTGACGTTGGCAGTGATGTTGGCGCTCAGTGTTTTGGTCACAGCACCAATGGGACTGGTGTAAAAGTTAATGGAACTACCCGCATTGGCACTGGAATAGTTTTCTAATGCAAAAAAATCAATACTGGTTACAGATATGTTGCCAGCTGCAACCGCATAACCAACGTTGCCATATCCAGAGACTGAAATTCTTGCCAAGGTGTCGTTGGCTTGCACAGCAGTTGGGCTACCAGCGGTGCCTCGGGCACGTCGATTAATTGTAATAGGATATGTAGTAGCACCAGAACCAAATGCATCATAGGTTATTCTGGTTGCGGTGTTGTCGTTGCCAGTGACATGAACCATGCTACCCGTATTGTAAATAGGCTGATACGAACCATCGCTGCTGCCCACAATGTTCAGTGCACCTGCGGTATTGGCTGGTACAGTTGGAGTATTTAAACTCACATATCCTGTGTCTAGAGCACTGAAAGCCACGGCATTGGCAGTGGTATATGTTACTAGGTTGCCACCAACATTTAAGTTAGCACCAACGCCAACGCCACCTGATACGACCAACGCACCAGTTGTGGTTGAAGTTGACGGGGTGGCGTTGGCAATGTTAACCTGAGAAAAAAATACGTTTCGTGGTCGATCAAAGTCAGTAATTTCTATGTCAGTGCCACCGTTTACTGAACTAAAACTGTATCTATAACTGCCAGTTTGATAGAAAGTGATGGTTCTGGTTCCTGAATCCCACCCTGCCAATCCCAACAATCCATTCACAACAGAAGTGGGCAAAGTCAGTGTGTAAGCCGTATTGGTCACAACCACTTCAAGGTTGATCACACCATAAGATCCTGACGCAGGCCAGTTGCTAAATCCCAGGCTACAATTACCGTTCATGGTCAGGGTTTGCCAGGCTGCTGCAGAGTAGTCTAAAGTAATTGACCCAGATGTTGCGGTGAGTTGCAGAGCAGTAAAACTCACATCATTCATCTTAACAGCGTAAATCAACTGGTCACCCATGTTGTTGTCTAGTGTGGTACCAGGTAGTGCAGACTTTAACACAGCTTTGCTTTGAAGATCTGTGATTTCATCGGAAGCGTATTGAAAATTGGTTTTGGTATTGGTAAAGTTGTCCCGAAAACCTTGAGTGTTATTGGGTTGTCCAGCAACTGGGTAGGTGCCATCTATGTTGTTTGGGTTGATTTGACTAGTCATAGGTATTCCTGTATAGTAGATATTTATTTGAACTGCTCAAGCACTAAATAATCCAAAGGCCCTGATCAAATGCAGAAAAAGACCCGTAGTTTGTTAGAAGAATTAGACTCCTTGTATGTAGAGCGTGATCGTCGCCTAATAATTGAAACTCGGGCCGACAGCATTATTGCCGGCGCCATACGTTTAATTGAGCAAATTGAGCAAGAGTTTGGCGAAGAACAAGCTGAAAATCTCACACGCAAATTGCTCAATGCAATACGAACCAAAGATGCGGGCAAGTTTTCTAGATCAGTAAGAAGAACAAATGCAGATACATGAAATTACAATTAAAAAAGTCACAGAAGCTAGCGTGGCTGGCGCTGTTGGTGGTACCGCGGCTGTGCTAGGTGGCATAGGTTCAGCTCTGGGCAAAAACTTAATGACCAAGGCCTTAGGTACAGACGTAACCTCACAATACGGTGATGCTCAAAACCGAGAGCAAGGCTTTCAAAACATGGTCAATAGCCCTGCTGCCAAAACACTAGGAGCAACCATGCAATCTGCATGGCAACAAACTGTTCAAAATTTTCTAGCTAACTCCAAAGACAGCAACGGTAACCCGCCTACTAACCTTAGTCAAGTAACACAGCCTAGTATTGCAACTTTAAAAGCCAATCTTGAAGATTTAGTCAATCGAATGATTGGTAAATCAGGAGTAGATTATAAAAATTTAGCAACCTATGTTGGCGACCCACTACAAAAACAATATACTGAAAAAATTGTTACAGACATTGATAAGTCTGTAGATGCAATTTATAAAGCTACTTTACAAAATACTGATGAAAAAGCCGCTGCAAATTTGTTTACTACTTTAGTTGGTATGGGTGTACTGCCGGCACAAAACATCATGGCCTACGACACTGGACGCAAAGGAAGTGGTACTACTAAAACAGGTTCTGTACCACTTACCCCACAAGCACAAAAAATTGCTGATCAGGCCAAGTTAACTGATGCTGATGTTCTTAATCTTCAGCAATTGTCACAAAATCCAGCTAATCATGCGGCACTACTACAGTTAATAGGCATTAAATCAACATGAAACAACTATTAGAAGGTGGCAACGTATTCAAAGATGCTCAAGGCAAACCACTGACGCAACGTATCAACCGTACTGATATTGCCAGCACAGTGGCCTGGTTGGAACAGATCACTGGCCTGGACTTGTCGCAACAAAAAGACGAAAATGGTGTGCCCATCAAGTGGTTGGGCTCAACTGGCAAGAAACCCGACTCGGGCGATCTAGACCTTGCTGTGGATTCCAACGAAATAACCAAGGCCGAACTCAAGGGCCAGCTGGATAACTGGGCTCGTCAGAACAAGCAAGATCCCCGGGACTGGACCCGGCTCACTGGCAACGCAGTTCATTTTCGAACACCCATACAGGGCGACGCCAAACGCGGCTACGTGCAAACAGATTTTATGTTTATGCCCAACTTAGATTGGGGAACATTTTGGTTGGGCGCCGGTGCAGACTCAGCCTACAAGGGTGTGTATCGCAATGTTTTAATTTCAAGCATTGCCAAAGCCCTGGGGCTCAAAGCATCTCCTAATGGTGTTACCAGTAGAGCGAATGAAAAGTTGATTACCATGGATCCTGATGAAGCCGCTGGCATCCTGCTTCATGGCAA